TTAGTTCACTTTGATATATTCGTACCACCACTTACCACCAGGTCTAGTATCCATCCACCAAGTGATTTTATCTAATTCAGAATTAGGTAAGACATCGGTTTGGATATAAGCAAGACCTGACAATGGATCAACAATAATTTTCCCTTTTGTTCCTCGTTCAGCCATAGCTTGAGTTGCTTCATTAAGCCATGCAGTACCAAAACCACCCGACTTTACGTATTGATAACCGCCATTAGACCCACTGCCATCTCCAACGGTTTGTCCTGTTAGGGCATATACGATAGAATTTGCGATTTTATCAACATTCCATTTAGCCATGTCGGATTCGTTATCGATGAATCCTAATTCGATAAGAATAGCTGGTGCTTTTGTCCCATTCAATACTGCTAAATCTGTACGTTGCTTTGCGCCACGATCACGCCATTCAATATCCTTTGCCAATTGTGCCGAAATTTTAGCCGCCAGATCTTTCTGATCATAATACAGAACTTCCACACCCTGTCCATTTCCGTCACTTGCATTAAGATGAAAAGAAATAACTAAATCCACAACATGAGAATTACTGTTACGAACGATATTATTTAAATTTTGCGCTTGAGTGCTTCCTACTTCGTCTGTATCATCATAGACTGTGTGTCCTAAAGCTCTTAACTTAGCTGCCACCGCATCTTTCACCTGACGATCCATAATATGTTCTTTTCGATTTCCGGAATTAGCCCCTTGTACAATACTGTTGTGTCCTCCATGTAAACTATAACGAGTCATTATTCAACATCTCCTTTTTCATTATCATATTCAGAACTTGTCTTATTGCTCTTTCCACCTAAAATTTCAACTGCATTCGTTAGTGCTGAAGGTAGTGGAATTCCCATACGACCAGCGTTTTCTAAAAGTGAAAGCAACTCATTTCCGATAAAGAAAAAAATTGTTGCTTCACGGATAGCGCTATTACTTCCAAGTGCTGCATCTAATTGAGTTGCCACGCCAACCAAAAGAAAAAGCACCACCTTTTTGGCGATGCCTTTGAATCCAACTTTACTTTTCAGCTCTCCGTTATATCCTGCTGCGAATACACCTGTTAAATAGTCGATAACTGCCATGATTACTAGAACTTTCAATGTTGTATCCCATCCTCCCAAAAAGTATCCGCAAAAACCGCCGAAGGCAGCTATAAATATTTTCATTAATACATCAATACGATCCATCTTTTCACTCCTTTTTTCAAACCAAACATGCTATCGCACGCTTGGTTTTGTTGTAAAAGCCGTATTTTGTTCAAAATAAAAACAGCTTATAGCTGCTCTGGTTTTTCATTTATTAATTTTTGAACTAACTCTTCTAATGTTGCTATTTTACTGTTCATTAATGTAATTTCTTCATTATGCTTCCTCTCGATTTCTTGTATTTTCTCATTTTGAATTCCTTCAAGTTCTTGTAAAGCTTTAATTGCAAGTGATGCGTACGAGTACAAGTGAATCCCTTTCCCACTTTCATCCACAAATGCTTCATCAGATTCATCTACAATTGCTCCATAATACTTTTTTATATCTTGCGTTGTTACTGGTGGGTCATTGGGATCTTTTTCTTCTCTCATTTTGTAAAGCTCGTTTACCGCGTTCTTATAGTTAAATTCTCTTACTCTAACGTTTCTGATTTTTTCCAAGGCAGAAAAAGAAACATCTCGAATATTAGATTTATATTCACGTAGCGAAGGACTCATAAAGTTACCTTGAACAGCTCCCCACCCATTTTGAGTAACAGACGATTTAACTTGAAGAACTCCGGTATATCCTGCTACGCGACTATTACGTAATGTGATATTAGGCAATCTTAAATCTGCATCTGAGCTATTATCTTCGATTGCTAATGTAGATTGATATAGACCACTTTTTCCTCGTCTGAAATGCCAGTTTCCATTTCCGGCATACAGAGCATGATAGTCGTTTGCGTGTAGAACACTAATTCCGCTTCTGTTAAGCTCCCAAAACACAGATTTTCTTATCTCACTATCAACCATATCCTCAGTAATACCAATGTTCGCACTAGCTTGAGGCCATCCAGTCCCCATTTGAGATATAAATAAAGTACCTTCAGGAGCGCTAGTCTTTTCATCTGATCCTAAGATAAAAGTTGGTTGCACTGCACCGTCTCGTCTCCTGTAATATCCAAGGAATGCTCTAGGAACGCCACTTTCATATAGACGTAAAAATTGGTCGTCTAAGCTTACATAATTATTGGTATTTGATGTTCTAATTTGGCAACCACTTAACAAACCAGCCATTAACCACTCTGCTTTTACTTTTCCGACTAAATCTATTCGTGCCGCATTCAACTTAATGTTTTCTTTACTCATATTGAATGCTGCAATGACATCATTTTCTTTTACAGATATGCTAACGCCCTTTTCAGTTAGCTGAAGGCGACTTTCCATATCTCTTACATAACCTGAGGTAGCAAATTGCCCATTCGCTTGTTCTTTTGTATATACTTCTGTTGTTTTGGCTGATGCATTTATACCTTGCTCATTGATAGTAAAACGATTATCAATTTGAGTCATTTTCTGATTGTATTGCTCTGTTGCTAGTTTATTAGCTAATTCTTTTAGTAAATCGGTTTTATTTTGATTAACCGTATTCTTCAAATCAGGAATCTTAAAACCAGCAACATAATCCTCTACTTCCTTGATTGCTACTTTAGCCCCAATTTCCTTTGCCTGTTGTTCAAGTTTAGAATTGGCATCAGTAAGCTTCTTCCCTTGAGAATCGACTACATTGTTTAAATTACTAACTGTGGAAGATAATCCGCTTGCTGTTTGCTCAACAGTAGTCATCCGCTTTTCAAATCCAGTTTGGCTGTTTTGTACATTTGTTACAGTGGTTTTTACGCCATCCACACTTTTTTCAATATCTGTTGTTTTCTTATTGAATTCATCCGTTGATACTTGGTCTTCTGAAGGAGTACGATAACTTGTTGGTATATTTCCTTCTTCTAATTGCATGTTTCTAATCTTGATGTTTGTAATTTTTGTAGGAGTCCATCCACCACCTACACCAAGAACTGAATTGTCATAGAAATCTTGTGTGATATTGTCGGGCATTATAAACGTAGCTGACACTTTAACCCATTGACCCGCTATTGTTTTAGGCGTACGCATGATTCGTTTTGCAACAACGTCATTGTCGTTTGTTCCCGTAACGGTAGTAACACCAAAGTTGTTAATATCCATCGCGGTTGGGATAACTTCGTCAGCGTAAATTTCATAGCTGATTGTGTATGTTCTACCCACAAGTAACGTGGCATTTTTAGTATTGTATAAAATACCTTTCCAACTACCACTAGACCCAGCAGGAATTGTTATGTTCCACCATTTATTACTATCGTCATACGTTATGCTTGTTCCCCCAGCTGCACCAAAGGATTTTTGTTTATAAAAGTTCTGACCGCCAATTTTAATATCATCAAACTTCTTTTCTACGCTCTCCAACTTCTCACTAATCTTCCCAGCTTTTTCTGTAATTTCAGTTGTTGTTTTCTTAAGGTCATTTGTTGTTTGCTGCACATCAGAAATAGTCTTTTTTGTACCTTCTACAGTGGATTCAACCGTATTTAATTTATTACTAATATCACTATCTTTTTTAGTTAACGACTCAATAGAAGTTTTAAATCCATCGGCGGTTTGCTCTGATTTAGTAACACGTTCACTGATCTTACCTTGTTCCGTTTGTATGTTGGTAACTTTTGTTGAAACCCCATTAACCGTTTCTTCTATTGCAGTAGTCTTTTTGGTAAAGTCTGTAGCTGTTTGATTTACTTTAGAGTCCACTTGCGAAATGGTACGTGTATTACCATCAGCAGTTTGTTTCGCTTCATTAGCAGTTTTTGAAACTTGTGTTAGGTTATTACCTAAATCAATAACGCTTTGTTTCTCTGCCTTTGATTTGATAGCTTCATTTGTTTGTTCAACGGATGTATTGATTTCTTGGAACTTCTTAACGTTTCCTTGCTTATCAGTTTCATAAATTTGTTTACCTATAAATCCATTATTAATCTCATCTTTTGTGAAAACACCAGTTTTATCAGCTTTATCTTTTAATTGGGTATTAATCCACGTTTGATCTACTTTGTTATTAACCTGCTTTTGAACATCAACCATTTGCCCAGCTATTTCTTGCGCTTCTTTCTGAACATCAGCTACTTTGGTATTCAACTCTTGTTTTGTGGATTCAATTTGTGTATTTACTTGCTCCAATGTTTCTTTCTTTACTGATTCCACATCTGGAACAACTGACTCCCAAGCTGTACCTGTCCATATTTTTAAAATACCAGGCTTACCATTGCTAATATCACGCCAAAGTGTTTTATATGGTTTAAGACCACTTGTTGGTGGATTCTTTGCTTCAATGATTTCCACAGTGTTATTTTTTATGTTTTCTTGAACCTTTTCAGCAAGTGTCTTTGCTGCTTCCGATTCCTTCTTAGCATTACTAGCTGTTTCATTAGCTTCTTTCACTAATTTATCCAGCTGATCTAGCATTTCTTGTTTATTACCTAATGAACTAAGGATTCGATTATAAATCTTTCTTAATTCTTCATTCGGATCAACAATCTCACGATAGTCACCAAACACATATTTATCTTGTGTAGGATCAGTAAAGGATTCATCGCCAGCAATTACGCGAGCTTCTAAATACAATTCAGGTGTAAAACCTGTATCTTTAATCTTGATTGTGTCACCTTCATTAATTAACTCATGAGCTAATCCGAATACACGACCAATTGACTGTGCTTCAACTTCATAAGACACAGAAGTATTTACGCGCTTTTTAAACTCCGTTTTCATCAAAGTCATTAATCGTTGCGGTGTCATGTTTTGTTCTTCTGTTTCTGGAGTATAGAAACCAAATTTGTGTTTTCCATGTTCATTCCAACGTTGGAATGCATCGCTATCTGTGATATAAGGAAGACCGTTATTTATACTCTCAACAGTAATGACTTTCTCCTCTTCACCACGTACAAAACCAACAAGAGCTGTGCAAATGTCTCGTGAATGTTCGATACGTTTAACGCCAACCAAGTCTTTCCCAATCTCTACTTCTTTTCCAGTTTCTCGACCACGTTTTTTAACCATATCTACATACCAGCCAGTAATTTGAGAGCCTACTACTTCTACACGATATTGAATTTCTAAATCGAATAACGAAGCGATTTTCTTTAAAAACGTAAGCGGATCGATAAACTCATCAATGGTCATCGTATGGAATCCGCTGTATTCTGTTATGCCTCGTTGCCACTTCATGCCTACAAGAGCTATATCCATAAATTGATTTACTGTTTTACTTTCAATCCGTTGCGGATTTATAATTCCGGACTTAGCAATTTGAACCCAAGCACCTGAAGCATATGCGGTAATAGATCTATTATCGGAATTCTTTTCGGTTTCAGTAATAACATATGGAATGACACGGCCATCACGGACTTCTTTTAAAACTAGGTTTTGTTGCTGCAATGTAATTGCATGTTCTGTTCCATCAAAAGTTGTAAAATCTAGCATATCAATATTGTTTTTGATTTCCCAATGGCGTTTATCGCCCCAATAGTCCTGAGGTTGAATAGCTGATACAATTTGATCAGTTTTGAAATCCACAACATGCAATATTCCGCTTGGTGTTCTCATCTGTATCTCTCCCTATAACTAACTGTTGCTTTTACGTCTGGTGGCATAATATCAATTCGATTGTCGCCGCGTATTATGGTTGGAAAGTTACTAAAAATATCTTTAATATTTATTGCGTTCTTCCCATTGATTGTGACAAGGCTTCTTTCTGTATCGATAATAACTTTGTCTCCTGTATCGAAAATAAAAGGCTTTGTATTGGAAGGAACTTTGTTTACCTTCCAAATCTTTAAATCATCAATTTGCATGGTATAAACAGGTGTATTTCTATCCCATCGACAAATAGCAATCATGACTTGTGCAATTTTTCGTTCTGTCATTGGGTTTCCACTTTCATCAATCCAACGTTCAACAAGAGAAGCATCGTCTATTTCTGTACCATCTTTAAAACGTGCTACATAAACAGACCATTCTTTTCCACGTCTCGCTATACGTAATCTTCCGTAAAAATTGTTGAAAGTATTGGGATGTGCTCCACTTGTATCAACTAATTTTCGATTACTGTTTGGGGTTCCACTATTACCAATTCGCATATGCGCTTTAGTGATTTCGGCATCCCAATACAAATCATTCATGTTTATACGTGCTACTACCTCACTTGTTTCACCTAGCAACAAAATCTCTACACGCCCCATTTGATCTATATTTCTAGATTGTAGATGTACTCGTGCTTCCATTTCGAAATCTTGTATCGACCCACCAGGAATGTTTTTCTTTGCAATACCACCATGAAACTTTCCTGTTCCTTCTGGACCATAATATGGGCAATATAGTGCGGTACCATCTTTTACTTTAAGTTCTCCTGTCCCTTGCATTTCTTCTACTTGTCCTTTAACAGGTGTCCATCCTACAATTGCGGACATATCATCCCACATCACACGCTCACGCTCTTGTACTGTTGTTTCTTCCACAGTAAGCGGATAGCCAATACGAAAATAATCTCTATCGTATGGATATGCGCCGAACCATACATCTAAAAATGTACTAGGTTTATTTACATCTATTTCAATCAATGCTGGAGCTTCTACACTGCCCTTATTCGTGAAATAGGAAGTTATTTCTGTAGTCGTTTCCCGAGTGAATGTGTGCGTATTTTTTTTTCCTAGCTTATAAGGCATCGGACAAACAAAAGTAATAACACCCTTTCCTCTATTCACAATTTCATCTAAATCTACCGACCCATCAATTAACGCTAGATATGTCCTGTCTAATTCATCATCAAAAACAAGCTCGGCAGGTTGCTCTGTATATAACCAATTTGCCAAATCTTCCTTTATCTTTTGCAAGTCGGCCATATCTTTCTTCGCCTTAATTACAAGAGGAACGTCAATGCGACGCTCCTCCGTTTCTGTATTAATAAAAAAAGCTCCTGGACGATGAGGAACTCTGACAAGATTTCTTTTAATTGGAGCCCATGAAGGACGTTTCCTCCCTACAAGCATTTGAATATAATCTTTGCGAATATTATTAAATGTAAAGCTTAATTTACCCAAAAATATCACCGTCCTTAAAATTGCTCTTTTCGTTGTCGATCACGATCTTGAAGTTCTGTGGTATACCTATAAGTTCCACCCGCTAACTCTTTCCCATCTAAAACGTTTGTCATATTCAATGTAAGATTTAGTTCTTTTTCTTCAGGTCGTCTATTTGGGAATACCTTTTTACTAGTAGCTGAATTATTTGGAATATTAGGCTGCATATAATTTGTTAAGCCATTTACCGCATCATTTGGAACACTATAATGAGAAGTTTGGAATCCAAAATCAAAAACAGATGGCATATTTCCCATTTGCTTCTTAACGGTTCCAACTACATTTTTTGCTGCATCCACAACAAAACGTTTCCCTCGATCCATACCAACTCCAACACCTTCTGGAACCGCACTACCGACTGGAATCATTACTTTTGATGGACTGTTTATTTCAAGCGCTCCAGAAATAGTCTTTTTAATATCGTTTGCTATTCCTGCTGCTTTACTAAATAAACCTCCTGAGGCATCATCTATTCCTTTGCCAAGACCTTCTATAATCGATTTTCCAATTGAACGTAAATTTATGGTACTGAAGAATTTTTCAACTGTGTTCCACTTCTCTTCGATATCACTTTTTATCTCGTTCATTTTATCTGTAACAGCTTTTTTCTGTTCCTCAAATTTTCTTGAAACAGTATTTTTTATTTCTTCTACTTTATCGCTAGCTGATTTTTTCATATCCTCATATTTGTTGGAAACATCTGATCCCATTTCTTTCATTTTTCGAACAACGTCATCTTTCATAGTCTGATATTTCGACTTTACCTGACCAGTTTCCCAATCCACCTGATTAGCATGTTCCCCAGCTTGTGCTTTCGCTTCACTTACAATTTCAGTATGCTTATCTTTTGCTGTAGAAACTGTGCTGTCATACTGGCGTTTTGCTTCAGAAATGATTGCATTAGCCTCTTCCGCATTAATTGTTTTATTTTCATCTCGTTGTCGAATAGCCTCTGCAATTTTATCATCACGAGTTTTCTTCGCATCTGCGATGACCTTATCTCTAGTTTCAGCACTATGTTGAACAACTTCAGCTGCTTGTCTAGCTGATATCTCACTAGCTTGCACTCGCATGTTTTCCAGGATAACCTTTTGTTCCATTTGGTTTTTAGACATATGTTCAACAGCAACTCTGTCCATTTCATCTTGTAAAGCCTGTAAGGAAATTCGTTCTGATGTTGTTAACTCTCTATTTTCTCTAGCTGCTGTTTGTAGGATTTCTTTGATTTTATTTTCTTTTTCTTGTGTTTTTAGTTTTTCTTGCTCGTAACGTTGATTCAGTTGTTCCATCCTCTTGTTTTCTTCTTCAGAAGTTAAAACATATGAATCAGCAAAGAACTTTTTAAGTCCTTCAATTTCTTTTTGTTGTCTTGCGTTTGTTTTTTCTATAATCGTGTTAGCCAATTTGTCATACTGTCCAATGAGCTTTTGCGACTGTTCTTCTGTTATTACTTCATGGTTTAGTCTAATTTCAGTTAACTTTTGTCTAATACCATCAGATAACTTGAAATACTCACTAAGAACTTTCTTTGTGGAGGAACTAACTTTTCCTTCTGTATTCGTAGCAAAGCGATCTACTGAAGCAATACTATCTTCAGTTGCTTTTTGATATGCTTTATATGCGACAACTCCAGTTCCAATGAGAGCGGCCGCTATCAATCCGACCGGACCAAGTAATAAACTTATTGCACCACCTAAGAATCCAACTGCAGCACTAGCAAGACCTGCAGCACCACCAACAATTCCTAATGATGTTGCTAATGCTCCAATCCCTGACATGATCATTCCAACCGCTGCTAAAACTACACCTATTACTGTAGCCACCGCTGTTAATGCAAGAACAATACCAGCTGTAATTGAAATAGCTTTTTGTACCGGACCTGGCAATGCGTTAAATCCATCCACAAGCTTTTGCAATCCAGCAACAAAAGCACTAACCACAGGGGCAAGCGCATCACCAATTGTCTTTTTCATTGTGTCGAATGCTCCACTTAACTGTTCAATCCGACCTTTCAAAGTGTTCATTTTCGTTTCAGCTGTCTCTAAAGCGGTAACTTTAGACATCTCGGTATACATTTTATTTACACCTTGTGAGCCTTCATTAAACAAAATCGTTGCACCACGAACTGCGTCTGAACCAAATAACGTCTCTAAAGCCATACTTCGTTGTTGATCTGTTAAATCTTTCATGGATTCATGAAGAATTCCAGATATGTTTTCTAAACTTTGAATATGACCCTCTTGATCATAGAATTTCGATGATAAGAAAGCGGAGCTAGTTGCTAACTCACGGAATGTAGTATCACACTTATCATTCCATTTCTTTACACCTTCAGTTTTCATTACATATTTTTCTAATGCAACTTCAATATCTCCCACACTTCTAGATGCTGGTGTGATTCCGTTTTTAACCAAGAAATCAAATCCAGCCTGCGCATTATAAGTGATAAGACCCAAATCTGCCATCTTGTTATACGCTTCTTTAGTTGAAGGATTCAACCTCATAAGCATTGTTTTTAGTGAAGTACCTGCATCAGAACCTTTTAATCCATTCTGTGCAAATACCGCTAAAGCTGTTGCTGTATCTTTAAATGTCATACCAGCTCCTGCTGCAACTGCTGCGGTTGCTGATAAACCATATTTCAGTTCATGTACATCAGTAGCTGAAGCATTAGCGGCTCCTGCAAGTAAGTTGGCGGCATCTGTAACACTTAAACCGTCTCTTTTAAACGCATTCAAAGCGGTTGAAGCGATTTCTGCCGCTTCTCCTAGTTCTAGTTCACCAGCGGCCGCTAGGTTTAGAGCCCCTTCTAATCCACCATTGATGATGTCTGTTAAACCAACACCGGCTTTTATTAATTCTTCAATCCCTTTTCCAGCTTCTACAGAAGAATATTTCGTGTCTTCCCCATATTTAACAGCTAATTCGGAGAGTTTACTCATTTCTTGTCCTGTCGCACCAGATACTGCTTTTATGTTAGCCATCTGTTGTTCAAAATTCATTGATTCTTCCACAGCTGATTTTAGACCTCGACCAATTGCATAAGTCATACCACCAAATACCATACCGATTTGCATACCAGCATTTTGTAGGTGGTTTCCCATTGCCTCCATACGATTCCCAAAGTTCAATAGACGATTTCCTTGCTGATCCAATTCATGATTTGCCTGTTGTAATTGTGATTCGAATCGATTTAATTCACTTGTGGCTCGATGAATTTGTTCAGCATATCGTTGTGCTGACTGACTCGCTTCACCTTCTTCTGTTTTTGCACGATTATAGGCTTGTTGAAGTTCCCTAATTTTTTCTTTTTGCTTATCTACCGTACGAGATAAAACATCAACTTTAGCTCTTGTTTGTTCAGTCGCATTAGAAAAACCGCCCATGCCTGTTGTAATAGACTGAAATTCAGCCTGTAGGGATTTTAAAGAATTATTTAATTTATCCATCCCTTTTTGTTCAGCTTGCTTATTTACTTGCTTTAATTCATTTTCAAATCTATTTAAATCAGCAACAGCTTTATTAACTTGTGAAGCGTATCGCTGAGTTGCTGCATCATTCTCACCTAATTTAGCCTTATTTTGATCATATGCTTGCCGTAACGCTTTAACTTTCTCTTTTTGTGCGTCAATGAGCCTGCTTAGAGTATCCATTTTCGCTTGTGTTTGTTGGCTAGCACTAGCGAAACCGCCCATCCCTGTACTTACAGATTTCAATTCGCTCTGTAGTGTCCTTACCGCACGTCCTGAATTTGCTATACCTTGACGGAAATTCACATTATCAAGGGAAAGCTTAACTACTAAATTATTCATTTCATTTGCCAATGTCTCACCCCCTCGTTAGATAATGTTTTCAGCTGGAACTTCTATTTCATTTGAATTTTGATTTTCACTATTTGAATTACCTTGTTCACGATACTTTCGATTTAGCCTTAAATAATGCCAAATATCCATTTCGTTATCGATATGATGATGTTTATATCCTTGACGTAATAAAGAGAGGTAGAGCTCGTCCATAAACTCACTGAACGTTATCCCTCCCCCCTCTACGCGTTTGGGTTTTCTTCTTCTCCAGTTCCAGGTGTACCACTAGCTGCTTCCACAGTTTCATTGATAACAGTGTTAATTACCTCTGAAGTTGTCGATAAAAACTTACGAGCATCCACACCATCCCAATATTGATCTAATGTAAATTGTTCATCGTAAACATTCACTACAAATTGAACCATTTTATCCATATCCTCTGGACCAGGATTATTTGGAATATCAGCAAGCTCAGGTGCTTGACGGATTAAACGAGCTGGAATGAACCCCGGTAAATTAAAAGTTTTCTTTTCCTTATTGATTCGTAATGTTAGTTTCATAGTTTATTCCTCCTTAGTTAATAAAAAAAGAGAGAGCTTTTGCTCCCTCTTATTGACCTGATGGTGGTTGATTAACTGCTTTTTCGTATACCTTTTTAAACCAATTATCTCCGATAGCTTTTGTAAATGTAGGTTCATCAGCATCAGCCGTGAATTTTGGTCTATCATCAAAATCACGCTCAATGAATGATCCTTTAAGTTTTGTTGTTTGGAAGTTAGGCTTGTCTTTTTTCGTTTCAGCTTCTTCTTCCTCTTGTGAAAGTTTTCCTTTAAGTAACCAAACATAACGATACTTACCGTTAGCCTTTAAAAAACGGTATCCAATCGCTAAATATGGTTTTTCCCCCTCTCGTTTCTCGTCTAATACACCATCCTTAACTTCTGGATATCCTTCAATATCTGCTTTCGTGGATAGTGAAAGTCCTCGAACTTCAATTTCAACCTCGACTTCACCGTCAGACTCAGCGATTTCTGATTTCTTATTATCGCTCCACATAATCTCAGAAGCTACCTTTTTAGATGTTTTAACCTTTACGGCACCTTCCATTTTCTTCACGTCTGAATACGAAACTCCTGTCGCATCATCTTTTAATATTTTTGAATATACAAGACTATCTACACCGACAGTCGAACTAATTGTAACAATCTCTCCAGCCATCTATAACTCCACTCCTTTCGCGAATCGCATCGCGTAATGATAAATTTGTGTATCATCTTCATATAGATCAGCAACCGCATAACGTGAGAAACCAATACTTTTCATGACTTCATTCACTTTTTTATGGATTGCTGTTGTACTACCCTTTGACCAAACATCGATTTGGAATAAGATTTCACTTTCACTTTCCTCATTATCCGCAAATCCATCTGGCCTATTGTCTAATTCGAAAAATGTAATACGTGGAAACTCCTCTGCATTCTTGGATTTACGATAATAAATTCGTTTTCCACCTAACAAAGAAACAAGCTCCTGATTATTTTCAAGAGCTTGCACAATTTCAGGGCGTAAATTTATCATAAATTCAACCTCATTTCGTTCTTCAAAATGTCTGTCATAGCACGAATTGCGGCTTCTTTTGAAGAATTAAATCCTGGTTCTATAAATGGCTGAGCTGGCATTTTTGATGTTCCCCATTCTACGAACTTTCCATAGAAAAATGGAGAACGATCGGCTTTATCTATCCCAATCTTGATAGTTTTTAGCCCGCCTTCCATTTTCGCTTTTGTAACTCGTATATTATCCGCCAAATGTTGTCCTGTGCGCCACGGTTCGCTTTTCGTTGCTTTTTTAGGGCTATCACTTCTTGGAGCTATTTCAGAAATAGCTTTTCGAATAGGTTCACCACCAGCTGCAAGGGCTTTATCTTCAATCTTTTCTCCACGTAGACCCATTTGTTCTAATTCAGAAATTAAACGATCAAAACCTAATAAATCTACACCATCAGCCATTTATTCCACCACGCTTCCACATGATTGACAACGTGTGTTTTTCAGTTGGGATGACTGAAACAATGTCATAAATCGTATTCTTATATTTAATTTTCATATCAGCATTCACATCAGTACGGAAGCGGATTTCTGTTTCTCCCTGGACTTCACTATTGGCGGCTGCCGCTTCAAAGTACTTTCTTCCCTTTAAAAAAATGAAAGAGCCCCATACAGCAAAAGAATCTTTATAACCATCTATCGGTTCACCGTCTGGGCCCTTTGCATCTTCATCTTTTATTTGAAATACCAGACGTTTATCTAATTCACCTGGATTCATGTTGATTCACCTACACAATATTGCAATTGAACTAATATTGATTGCAAACTAAATGCTAGTTGTTCCGCTTTTCCAACTGCTTCACGGTTTTCATACCAATGAGAAATTAAAATGCGAGCCGCTAGTTTAGCAAGCTCGCTCTTTAAATCTACATTTTTACTTGTTGCATTCTTAATATATATTTCAGCTGCTGTTATAAAGGATGAAATGAGGGAGTCCTCCTCATCGCCATCCACACGAAGATACTCTTTAGCTTCCTCTAATTTCAGTACCAAGAAGGACACCTCCTATATCATTAAGCTCCAGGTTTCGCCACAACTGTAATTTGTCCATACACAACCGCCTCTGAATCCCAAAGCGTAACGTCTTCACGTTCGATTGCTCGGAACTCAGAAGTATTTGATCTCCATGCGTTTCCACCTTCTTTAGTCATATCGATAGATAATTGTTTTCTATCCCAAAGAACAATCGCTTCTTTCAGATCCCCAACAATGAATGGTGCTTTTCCGTCTTTATCTGTAGCAATTGTCTTATTGGATAAAACAATAATTGGTTTTCCTGACAATAACTTACGAGTTGGATTTGTTGGGTCTGGTTGAAGTAACGGACGGCCATCCTTATCTTCTATTTGATCTAAGTAATTGAATCCATCTTGGTTTGTAACAATGTTTGCTACAGCCGAGAAGGCTGGATCTAATGTGACATTTAATGCAGTTTTAATGCCTTTATAATCCTTAAAATCAACCTTTGTTAACTTATTAACTTCTTGCAAAATTAAATAGTTACGAGTTGCAATAGATTTTTTCGCGATCCATTGACGTAAATAACTTTCTAAAGCTTGATCTGTATCATCTAACAAGTCATTTGGTACTGGTAAGAATCCAGCGTAATCTTCAATAGCATAAGACAAACGATCAAATTGTGGTGAAGCAATTTCCTGCATCGCATTTGGATTTCCATACTCAGATAGTGGAGCAAAAGGTGTAGATGCTGCACGTTTTTCTAATGTACGAGATCCTTTATTTGTTGAAACAGGTTGTACACTTACATATTGCTCTAAGCTATCAACAGTTTGTTTTAGCTGATTAATTGTTGTAGTAATATCCTCAGGGACGATATAACCGCCATCCTTGCCCGTATTCTCTGATAAGGATGCTTTATATTCCTGCATAACACTTATTTCATCATGACTTAATGCTTGGCCACGTAAAGCTTTCATAAATACTTCTTTATACGATGTATCTTCATTTTGAACTGATGCTGGAGGTAACACTCCAGTTTGTGCATTCACAGGATCAGGCACTTGGATTTGCTTCATTGCTAGATAATTATCTAGTTCATTTTTTGCGTTTTTCGCTTCCTCAATTTTCGCTTTTGCATCTTCATATTTACCGCTGTTATTAAACTCTTCTGCCTTCGCTTTTAAATCAGCAACTCTCTGACGTAATTCTTGTTCATGTTTATCCATTCGGTATTTCCTCCTTATTTTTGGCACAAAAAATAGACCTATAGTTCTAACAGGTCTAGTGCATTTTGAATTTTTAATTGTTCATTTAGTTCATTCTTCGAAAAAGAAGGCGCTTTTGCTACTACTTTATTAGGTGTTTTTTGATATTTATCAAAGTAATCACTCATACATGCTGCGACTTCTTTTGCTTCCACAACTTCGATGTTGAAGTATTTTTCAGCTTGTTCACCACTTAACCAAGTCTCAGCATCTACTAATTGTTGTATTTCTTCAATTTCGATGCCTTCTTTCAAGTTTTCCTTATATACATTCATAATTCCGGACTCAATGTTATCCAGGTCTTCTGCTGCTTTTCGGAAATCAATTGCATTTCCAGCTGCATATGTCCACGGTTTATGAATCATTAAGAACGCATTAGAAGGGACAACAACACGATCACCAGCTAGGGCGATTACAGAAGCGATGGAAGCCGCCACACCATCCACATAAACAGTTTTTTGAGCCTTATTGCGCTTTAACATGTTATAAATTGCTAAACCAGCAAATACAGAGCCACCACCACTATTTACATAGATATTAAGGTTACTTTTATCATCCAATTGCCCCAAAATGTTTTTTACATCATCGGGCATAATGTCAGAATCATCCCATTTCCAACCTGTATTATTTATGATGTCACCATAGATAAATAGGTCCGCTGATGATTCCGTTTGATTTTTAATAGTAAACACGTCTTTAATTGTCCTCACCTCCTTTCAGCGACAAACCTCCACTAGCTTTCGCTAATTGGTATTCATCAGCAATTTCAATTGATACATGGTTTAGATCGACACGATGTTTATCACCGTATTCTCCGATTCCATCTATATCTTCAAGTTCTAATACTTTATTGATTGAGAAAGCTCCAGCATCTAGCATAATCTTATAAAATTCCGCTCTAGATTTAGAATCAGCGCGGAGTAAACTTGTTAGATTAAATTTCAAATAGTAACGCTTTTGTTCATTAAATGAAAATGTTTTATAAGAAAATTCTTCTTCATACTGGATAAGAATCGGACTCAAGGTATTTTGGATAAAATCTAGTGCTTGTTGCTCAATATTTGAGAATGTAGCACGATCTAACTCATTAATCATGTGCAATGGAATGTTAAAAATGTTTGCAATCTCGGCTTTATCGAACTTCATACCTTCAATAAATTGAGCATCTTTCAAAGGCATTCCAACCTTCTCAAATTCTAGCCCAGCATCTAAAATCGCTATCCTTTGAGCGTTGTTCAAGCCTGTATTCGCTTCTTCCCAAGCATCACGGAGTACATCTTTCGCTTCTTTACCAAGCGCTTGCTGAGTTTTTAATAATCCACTATGTGCAGCCCCGTTCGTAAAGAATTTCCCTTTAAACTTTTGTGCTGCCTGTGAGCTGCCTATAGATTCTCTTGCGATTTGAATAGGTGGTTTTCCTTTCAGACCATCAGTGGACAACGTAGTAAGATGAATAATGTCATCATCAGGTATTTTTACAGGCGTACCATCTGGCAGGCTAGTAAAATACCATAACTTATTTGTCTTCAGGTCCACGATTGGAGTTGTAACACCCGGATTTAGTGCCCATAATTCTTTCGGTCTGCCATCCACACCCCAATGAATATTGATGTAAGCATTTCCCCATGTATTGCGGTGCGTTTCGATTAAATGCTTGAATTTAAATGGGCTTTGGTAAGGATTTGGTCGTCTTTCCAAAACAAACGACACTTGATGCATCTTATCTCGTTCTCTTCCTTTTGATGTCTTTCTAAAAACTTGAAAAGGAAGCATTGCAACACTGTTTGCAAGAATATTAATGCATCGATACACTGTCGGGACCCCTAAAGATGATTCAACCGTAACCTTTTCACCACTTGCGGCTTGATAACCAAATAGACTTTTAAACCAAGGAGACGGGTTTTTCAAATCAGTCGTATCTTGATTCTTAAATAAATGCCGAAAAATCAAAACTTTCACCTCCTTTCTACCTTCTTATCATTACCACCCCCAGCATTGTGAGAATAAGCCCTAACAGATACCAGCCGTAAATTGGATTAATAAAAAAAGTCGTCCCAACAATGATGGACAACCCCGAAATAAGTAAAATATCTTCTAAAATACTAATAAAAAACAATAAAAAACGCATGTAATTCCTCCTAAAATGAGAAATCTTGACTTAAGATATATGAATTTAAGTCCATCTCACCAGAATTGAGGATACAACGAACATGTGAGTTTATTACAGCCGCAATCGGATCAATTCTTTCTGTTGCTTTTGACTTGTCCAACATAATGTTTTCATTAGCATCCTGCCTTGTTATAGCATTACTAGTTGCCCAATTTAATACAGGGTTGTTATTGTGGATGACTTTCTTTAGATATACTTGTTCTCTAAAATCTTTTGTAGGACCTGATAAAGTCGCCATTCCTTGGCGTATCTCTATCATCGTATAGCCTTCAGCTTCCATATCTTGCATAAACTGTGTTGCATTCCATGGATCAGCACATATTTCTTTAATTTTGAACTTATTCTCTTTCTCCATGTTTCTAATATGTGTTTTGATAAATTCATAATCAACTACTGCACCAGGCGTTGTCGTAATCCATTTTTGTTGCACCCACAGATCATACGGAACTTTATCCGTTTGTCTCTTCTCAGCTAACGTATCTTCCGGCATAAAGCTATGACTTAAAACAATATACTTATCATCCTTTTTGAACTCAAATGAAATGCTCGTTAAGTCAATTTTGGCTGATAAGTCGACTCCTACTGTACATTCCAAACCTTTTAATTCAGATAATTCAACAGTTCCATCACAATCTTTCCACTTTTTCATATCCATGTAGCCATTTTCCTTCATATCAACCCATCGATTCATATTTTTAGTAAGGAAATTCCGCATTTTCTCTGGCACATCTAATGCTGATTGTAACTCTCCTTTTAAAAAAGAGCACCCTTCTTCATAACTACATAAAATAGGATTTGCCTTCTCCCATACATTTTGATTTGTAATTTCATCATCCTTATCTAATTCATTGACCATTACAAAGTATTCTTCATTTTCAATATCGATATTAGGATCTAAAATCTTAGAAACGTATTGATATTCCACACGATAGCAAGGGTTACTCAAATTAAATCCTGCTGTCGTAATAATCATCATTAATGGATTAGGACGAGCTCCCGAACCAGATACAAGAACATCATATATTTCAGAAGTAGGATGTGCATGGTATTCATCGATAATGCCGCACTGAACATTCAATCCATCACCAGATTTACCAGCATCTTTTGAAAGTGCGGAAATAAAAGAATTTGTCTTTAAATGTTCAATTTTCCCATAAGCAATATTAAATTTATCCTTTAGATCGTCACACCCATTCATTTGGGCCTTAATCTCATTCCAAACAATTTTACTTTGCTCTGTTTTTGTGGCACCAACATATACTTCAGACATATTCTCACCAAGGGCCATTGCTTCATATGAGCCAACGCACGCTAAAGATTGTGACTTTGCATTTTTACGTCCTACTTGCCAATACGCTTTTTTGAATCTTCTTAAGCCTGTATTCCGGTGGACCCATCCATAAATATTACTAAAAACAAAGATTTGTATAGAATGCGGTTCAATTCTTTGTCCAGCCAGTTTCCCTTTTGTATGTTTAAATAAAGACATCCATTTTAAAAAACGAAGTGCCTTTTCTTCATTGAAAACATAAGGGAAATCTTCAGAACCTTCACGCTCAATATCTCTTAAAAATCGTTTGCAAGCTTGTTTATGTTTTTGACAGGCAATGACCTCACCACTTAGTACATCATCACAATAGTCCAACATCCATTGTCTAATCATGTTATACGTCAAACTCCTTTTCTACGTTAGTTTTCGGACCTTGTTTTATATTTGGAATTACAATTTTTGCTCTTGCACTTGGTGTAAGACCAAACTCAACAGCCAAAGCCTTCATTTGCTCATGTAATTGCTTCTTCTTTGTAAGTAATGGATGTGGCACTTTATTGGTTTCAGCCGCTTTATTGGTATACTCAACAAGTAGTCCTTCTTCTCGAATAATCTTGGTGCATTCAACATAGTCAGAAAAAGCATCACAATAAGTTGCTAGTGCATTTACATCTATGTTTGTAATGACATCCAACTCTAATAATTCACCTGCAATTCGTTTGAACTCTCTCTTAGCAACTGAATCTAACCATGTTGGTGGTTTTACTTTATCCTTTTTTGCTTGTAACTTCTTTTCAGCCGCTAACCTTTGATCGATTTCTTCTTTTGTTAGTCGATTTGTATTTCCTTCTAATAAATGTAGATGAATCGGTTTGGCTTTTCTTCCTATGAGAACCACCTCCTTCAGCCGAACCCCCTTTTATGGAATAAAACGAAATTTTTGTACGGAAAGCTAAGCGGCGGTCTCCAGGGATTCGCCTTTTGCTTTTTCAAGGTGGGGGGTTGTTTATGAATTTTTTCTTTCGAATCATTTTCGATTTTTCTTCTCATCGTCTTTTGTTTTCTTGTTGTGACAAGCATGACAAAGTGTTTGTAAATTAATCGGTTCTAATCGTTTTGACCAGTCAATGCGAATAGGTATGATGTGATCGACTACATCACCTATCTTAATGATGTCATTGCTTCTACATTGAACACATAGACCATGATCTCTACGATAAATAAACCCACGCATATCCTTCCACAGTCTTGAGTTGTAGAAGGAACGTGAGCTTTTGTTTCGAATATGCTTGTCGTAATATCTTACCGTTTCGTTTTCCTTTTCAATATGTTTAGCGCAATACTTATCCCTTGTCAGTTCGTTGCAACCTAACGACTTGCAAGGCTTGAATGGTTTACTTGGCATGTGTACCACCTGACGCTTTAGGTATTGTTATACCATTGCATTTAGAACAGCGTTTACCAGCACCAGTTACTATATCTATTGTTGATTCATAACCGCAATTAAAACATTCGCACTTCATTCGGTTTCTATTCTTCCATTTATAAAACAACTTCGCTACATCAAACCCAACAAGAATAATCCAGAAAGGAGCAAGACAAATTGTAAATGCAATTGAAATAATAAATGTACTTACTATATATACACCATCATGTTTCTTCCTTTGTGCAATGTCTCTTGCAACTGGATACATTGTAATGGAACTATAAAGTAAACCAATAATAAGATAGGTCAATATCAACATCATCATTTACCTCCCTCCATCCTTTTCCTTAACCGTTTCATCTCATCCTCAATAGCTATATTCTTTTTATTAATCCTCTCATGACACTTTGCTATATCTGATTGATGCTTACGAATCTTATCGTTCACATATGCGGCCACATGCTCATGATTACAATGAGGACATATAAAGTAACACTTCTCAATACGATTAGGAAGCTGTGCTACTTGTGGTTGCATGTCGTAATCTTTATTACAGCTAGAACAATAGACTTGCATCTATCCTCACTCCTTACTCTTCAGGAATTCATCCATTGTTTTATCGAGCAAACTAACCATCGCTTCTCTTTTTTGCTTTGGTGTGGTGTTATCTTCCATCTCATTAAATAATGGAATAACCCTTTCTAATTTCTGTTTATCGATACGCTCATTTACAAGGTCTTGTCCTAACATTGAAAAGAATGTAGCAATTACAACCGCTTGTTCTTCTTTATTTAGTTTCATTTGTTTTCACTCCATTGATATTAGTCGCTGATATCTTGATAGCACCTGTTGTTTGTTCAACTATAGATTCAAGCGATACCTTCCCATCTAATGAAATCCCAACTTTAGAATCCATTCCAATTGATTTGCTATCATTAATCTTTTTAATTACTACAGAATGTTTGACCATTTCTTGGACATGAGTTATATCAGCTTTCATTTCTAATTCATTTTCTAACTTATCTACTTTTCGTAATAGTGCTTCCATCGTTTGTTGTAACCCGATAACTTGAATTCTTAATTCAACAATTCCAACTTTCTTTTCCACCGTTAATTCCTTTTCACCCATCCTTCATCCTCCTCCAAAATAAAAAGCACTCATTATGAGTGCTTTAATGATTCAATATGTTTATTAACTCTTTCGTTACCTAATTTCCAATACTCTTCATCCATCTCAAAACCAATGTAATTACGATTAGTATTAATACATGCTATAGCAGTCGTAAATGACCCCATACAGTTGTCCAAAACAGTTTCTCCTTCTTTTGTATAAGTCTTAATTAGGTACTCAAATAACGCTACAGGCTTTTGTGTAGGATGAAATGTTTTGCTATCACGCGGAAAATCAATAACTGATTTCGGATAGTTAATATATTTCTTTACATGCACCTTATTTAAGGATTCATTGTTTCGCTTGCCGAATACTTTCATGTTGTTTATTTTTTCTTTTTTGATTGGCTTATCCAATAAGATTAAATCTTGCGGATAATATTTAGGCAACTTCTTATAAAACACTAGTACATTCTCATGATTCTTTAGCGGCATTCTATTTGCATTCGGAAAACCTGTTGTATGATTTCCTTTTTTCCAGATCCACTCATAACGGAACAATTTCATATTTGAAGCAATCAACTTTGTTGTAAATGGCTGGCTTGCTGTTAATAAGATAGCTCCATTATCTTTTATAATTCTTTCGTACTGCTGCCACAATAAATCAAACGGAATAATACTATCCCACTTGCAAGCTGTCGTCCCATAAGGTAGATCACATAAAATCATATCTACACTTTTATCTGGAATCAACTTCATACCTTCTAAACAATCCATATTAAATACTTGATTCAACATCTGTTTTCTCACCTTTTTCTATTGTTTTTATTTTCATGAAAGCGTTAGAAATCATTTGAACAATAGAATGCGGTATGTGAAGTTTTATCCTTCTTCCAGTCACCTAATGATGTTAAGCTGATCTGCATCAACAAAATTAAGTAACTGGAAGAAGAGCAAAAGCTCTCCTTATCAACGGTATCATTCAATCACTACCATCTGCTGGTTCCGGATTTTTGATATTGCCGTCAATACGAACCGTTTAGAATTTTAGAAACGACATAGTGAGTTGTGTTTTCCGCCACTTCTCACAATACAAATATAACACGATAATTCCAAAACAACCGGCACACTTCCTGCCAAAAAGCGGCCACGACTCTGCCACTTATTTTATCTTTTCTAACTATCTCTTGTTCTTATTTATTTTTTACTAATGACTTACCCATATGTTTAATTGTGTGTAACTGACCCTATCTCTGAATCCGTTGATATCATTGGTTTCATTTAACTTTCTCTTTTGAGTTACACAGTACGAAATTTATGAGTAACTGTATAATTTTAAAAAGAAAAAGCAATGATTAGATTTTAAACCTAGTCATTGCTTTATCCATTGCATCTTGGTTTACACCTATATAACGTAATGTGACCTTCTCTGATGAGTGATTAAATATCTCCATGAGTAATGCTATGTTTTTTGTTTGCATGTACATATGATACCCGTACGTCTTTCTTAGCGTATGTGTTCCTATTTCATCTAACCCAAACTCCGCTGCGGCTATACTTAATATCTTATATGCCATGCTGCGACCAATAGGACGATTCTTTCCTTGTCTACTTTGTAGTAGATACTCATTATCTTCTCTTTCTTCAATAAACCATTTAAGTTCTCTTTTCAGTGCTGCAGTAATTTGTATTCTTTTCTGTTTTCCTGTTTTCTTTTCTCTCATAGAGATATGACTGCCTTTGACATCACCTACTTTTAATTTCAAAATATCTGATATTCTAAGGCCTGTATTAATGCCCATAATGAAGAGAATGTAATTACGTAAGCTCTTTTCCTTAAAATACTCTTTTAGCTGCTGTATTTCTTCTGGATCACGTATTGGCTGAACAAAGTTCATTATTCATTACCTCCAGTCTCTTCTGTCTCGTAAACTTCTAATCCAAGTGCAAAAGCGAGTTTATAAAACGATTTAGACTTCCAACGTCGATAGGTACGCTCTGACATACCAATTTCGTTATAAACCATGTAATCACACATATCCTCTTCTTCTAAATAACGTTTACAAATAATATCCCTTTGAATACTTCCTGCACGTCCGTTTCCTAATCGATTTAGAAACTGATCAATACGGAATGACATCCTTTCAAGCCATTCTTCTCGTTTACTTTGTTGAATATTTGCTATAGCAACATCTTCTAACGGCTTTCCAACTGCATGTGTAGGACCGTGCTCACGCATTTCATAAGAAGGAGTGACTTTCATTTCTTTACGCATCATCCCAAATTGCCTATGTATACGTACGCTTTCCAACACACCTTCTAATTCCTCCTGTGTTGCTGCTCTATCGATTTTTGGTAAGAAAGATAATTGTTTAGTCATGTAAGACCACTCCTTTTTATTTTTAAATTACTTTTGTCTTAATGCTCCACGTCTACGTTCATAACGCGGCCCACGAATTCCCATTAAATCTTCAATATCACGAGTACTTAATTTCTCTTTTCGCTTTTTCTTGTTTTTCTCTTTCACTTGATTAGATTGCTTTTTCCATTCACGTAATTGATCTCTTAGCACCTTCATTTCCCCATCTCCCTTTTCAATATAAAAAGGACACCTATTCCTAAAACAGCTGTAATTACTGCTTTAATGAATTGGTGTCCTCTAGTTTTCTAGCCGGACTATATTCAGTTTCTTTTCACTTTAAAATGCCAGCTTGTACAAAAATGTTTCTCCAAGCATTTTTAACTCTATGTTTTTCAAAAGATTTCGCACGTCGAGCAATAGCTTTTCTGGTTTTCTTTTTCTTTAATTTAGACATTTCTCTTAACCTCGCTTTCTATTCCATTTGTTCTTTGCACTCTTCAAGAAAATCAATAACTTCCTGAACATGCTCCCTTGTTGTCATACTCTCCATTACGTACCCTTCATCGTTATAAACATTAACCTTACTTCCTGTGAACTCCATTCCGCACATTCCGTCTGCACCTAATAGCTTTACATTACCTTCCATTCTTTTAACCTCACTTTCTATTCAAAGGATTATTTTGTTAAGAAATTCATTTTGTCACCCAATAAAAAATGCTATATGCGACTATAAGATATATCCAAAACCCTTTAGTCTTAGCTGGTTCAATATAGTAATGCTTTACAAACGCGATAAACCTTTTCATATTCATCCTCCAGAAACATCCATACACATTCGTACTATCCCATAACTTGAAAAAGCTAGTACTATGAAACTACCTATTGACCACCAAGCGACTCTCCATGATGTTTCGACGCAAGCAAGTATTGTCGTACTTGCGCTAAACACCATTAAACTTAACGCCCATAAGATTGAGTAGACTATAATCATTTATTCCTTACCATGAGCACATTTCTCACACTGAAACTTCCAATGCCCTTCTTCTTCTGAAAAGTAATTATTTGCTGGTTTACCACAAGCACACCACATCTTGCTTAGATCATCCCTATACTGCAAACCACCATCCTCTCTTTGCATTAGTACTAATTCACCTTTGTTCATTTCCCTCTACCTCTCTGAATAAAATTCAATATTTCGTCAATACTGTAGATAACCCAGTCTCCAATTCCCCTGGAGTCGAGCAGTTAGCAGTTAGCAGTTAGCTTTTTGCTAGCTGCTCTTTTTGAGTTTGTCCGAATAAAATTCTAAATTATGTTCAATACTATAAATGGGCTGATGCAGCTTGAATTCACAGTGACCTCTGTAATTTTCTTTTTCCCTTTCTCTGAGGGCTGAGCAGTTAGCTTTTGCTAGCTGCTCTTTTATTTAAAATAATGTCATCTGTCCGCTCTTATTCTGATCTTCCAATTCCTTTGTTCTCTTCTCAAGCCTTTGTATTTCTTGATTTAAGAGATGAATCGTTTTATTGTTGTTATTCCTTTTTTTAAGGCATCTCTCATGAACCACGTTGTCATATTGATCAAGTATCCATTCATCTTCAAATACCAAATCCTCCCAAATAGGACATTCAGCTATGATACAACCAGACGCCACATCCATTCCCCCTTGAATAAATTTCTAAAACTTGTCTATGCTATAGATACAATCAATTATTGAACTTCCTAATTTAAGTTTTAAGTGAATAAAATTCTAATTTTTTTCCGATACTATGGAAGAATTTAAAAGGTTGTTTTAAATTCTTCCCACTCTAGCTCTCTTGGTCGAGAGTTGAGCAGTTAGCTTTTGCTAGCTGCTCTTTTAATTTATTTGAATAAAATTCCAAAATTTCCACATAATATCTATAAGCTGTCAATTCCTGAATAGCAGCCTTTTTCTTTTTTTAACAAGTTGCAATGGAGCAGTTAGCTTTTGCTAGCTGTTCTTTTGTTTTCATCATTTAAGCAGGGTTTGAATATATTAAATTCTACCTTTCTTTATCAAGTGAGCTGACCGCTTACGCTATTTTTATAAAGGGCACTAATTGATAGTGCTCTTTGTAGTTTTTTCTACAAAATGAAATTTTTATTAAATTTACACTTTCGCATAACATTTTCAATTCTGTTTATACTATAGCTGTAACTTAAAGTTACATATCGTTACTTGTAGGGCCTAATTTCTTTTGTACAACAAGCAGTTAGCTAATTGAGCTAGCTGCTTTGTTGTATAGACTTTCATTGTAAGGACACACTACCTTTATAGATCCTGATTAGTTGCCATCTGAGCAGCTCTTCTGGCTTTATCCCCACTTCTTTTTAGGAGAATAGCTACAAAAGCTGTTCTCCTCTATTTAATAAAATGAAGTTTTTATTTGGTTTTCTTTTTTGCATAATATTTTCGATTCTGCTCATACTATGGTTGTAACCTTTAGTTACAATGTATTGTGGGTATTGTTCTTCTTGGACGATAAAGCAGTTAGTTCATTGAGCTAGCTGCTTTGTCATTTACTAAGTACAAAATAGCGTTTTTGTTATAAACTCCTTTTTCTCATTTCCTTACATTTAAACTCTTGTATACGGTAAAATATAGTAGATATATATTAAAAGGAGGTTTTAATATGCCACAAGAAGTTTGGCTGCCTATTCTCCTAGCAATATTCGTCGTATTTTTCCTTGATAAAGAGAAAAAACACAAACAATAACTTTATCTCTTTGTACCAGCTTAAATATTGCGTACATATATTTAAGCTGGTATTTTTTCAAATAAGGATTTTGTATTAATTACTGTACAACTTCGCTTTCTTCCTCAAACATCCAATCCGTATCAACATCTTCAATTGGTGGCATTTCTCCAATACGCTCTAAATTAGATCTCTTAGAATCTTCAATTAACTCATCTAAGTGAGAGCTTCCAACTTTATTTATGACTTCTTCCATTCTTTTTCCGACTTTATACAAAAACTTCACTGTATCTTCTTTAGTTCTTGTCTCATCCCAAACTTCTTGCGTAATATTGACGTTTATCGCTCTGACCCCAGTTGTTACTTCAGATACATTTATGTGATATCCCATAGGAACGGCACAAAATCTGTACTTCCCTACTTGTATTTCATGACCTATCGCCTGTTGCCAATTCCCCATATTTGTTGCTAAATGAAATTTTTGAGCTTGCTCATTCACTTTAATTTCCATTCCGTTCCCCTCCGAATAAGAATTTTGTTAATGAATTTATAAAATTATCACCATTAGGCAAAAGTCACATATATTATTATGGATTGTTATTCATAGTAATGGGCGGAGCACCCTGGTCAGGTGCTCTTTTTTTACTTACTAATCAAATAACTATTTTGTTAACGTTTACTATTAATTGATGATATATAGGGTTCATCCCAATCACCTTAAATACTCAATTCATATATTAATAAGACATTTAATAATTAGGAGGCAAAATTCATGCGCCATTTTAAACAAGACCCACATATACCTTTTCCATGCGCTTTCCCTTCACCAGAAATTGGACCAGCTGGATCGACTGGGCCGACTGGGCCAACTGGACCGACTGGGCCGACTGGGCCAACTGGACCGACTGGATCGACTGGATCGGATCGACTGGATCGACTGGATCGACTGGATCGACTGGATCGACTGGATCGACTGGATCGACTGGATCGACTGGATCGACTGGACCGACGGTCACTGCAAATAACGCCTTAATAGGCCTTAATGCTACTGCTACACCAGTAGCTCAAAATATGCCGATCCCTTTAGACATAAATCAATTAATTAATGGAACCGCAATTTCACATACCTCACCATCACCTATAATTTTTCTTGAGCCAAATCAAACTTATTCAATTGAATACTCCGTATATGGTACTGCACCTGAAGGTAGTGGATTAAACGTAGCTCTTCGTTTAAATGGAACTATAGTGTTTCCCTTTAGCGAAGCAACTAATGATTTTAACTTTATATCACCGACTTTATTTCCAGTGGGAGCATCAGGTGGAGCCATCATTAATACAACTGGAAATATTCCTAATACTTTAGAAGTGTTGAATCAAGCACCTAATGGGCCTACTATATTTATAAGTAACCCTCCATTTTTTAGAGCAGTAAGTATACGAATAATTAAATTATCTTAGGTTTCTCGCCTAAAAGTTGTTTCAGGGATATGAGACATGTGAACAGGCACCGTTTCCTATTATGTAATCATCATTTTTTATCTCAATACAATAATCTTTCTCCTATCCCCCTTGGAGCCGAGCAGTTAGTTTTTGCTAGCTGTTCTTTTTCTGTAAAATAACGCTTTTGTTTAGTTTTCTTCCTTGAGTATCTTGTATGTTTCGTTAACAGCTTGCACAAACTTCTCAAATAACTCTATGTCATCGAACTCAAGGTAGCCTCCTACGCTCGAACCTCCAGAGTGTTCTGTAGATATCCCCACTAAACACCCATCATTATCTATTAGGTATCTATCTCCATAAGAATCTTTACCTTCAAACTCAAAATGTTTTTTCATTAGTTACCCTCATTTCTTGATAAAATTCAAATTTGATTAAAGTAACTGTGTTTTTCGTTCTTCCATACGAATTACTTTTCCACTTTGATATACAAATGATTGTTCACCAAATCCACCTTGAGGTGGTTCTATTAGTTGGACTTGACCATTTTTAACAACATATATTCCGTTTATTTTCAAATCTATTTCAGCTGTCATTTCTACAAGATTTTCTTTTCTGATTCCCACCAAGATCACTCCCATATGTTATAATTACTTTGTCGAAGTAAGTCGGGAGCAATCTCGGCTTTTTTGTTTGTCTACAAATATCGCACAACATTTTCTGGAACAAATGATTGTTCAAGTGATAAATGAAGCCGTATTGGAATCGGCTCTTTTTCATCCCGTGCTTGCTTACACATTTTTTCTGCTTCTTCCCATACAAATTCTTTATCCTCCGCTCGCTTATAACGCCAAATTCCAATTGTGTAATCTTCAAATAACTCATAACGTTCATCAGGCGCTGTCGTTGGTTTTAATTCATCAATCGCTTTGGCATGACGTGGTATTTTTACAACCACATCTGCATACCTTAATTTTGAATTCAAACGGTTAATATGAGCTTTCTTAGGATCAAATGATACAACTGGTTCCACGTCAAAAATTGTTAATTGCTTTGGCATTGTTCTTTCCCTCCAATACCTGCAAGCTTGCAAGTAAGATTCCTTCAAGCTGCGTTAACGTTAGTTGATCTAATGTTTGTCCGTTAATTTCAGCTAATCCTAATCCCAATAATTTACGAATGATCGCTAGTTTTCTACGCTCTACTTCCTGACGTAACAACATGATTAAGCCTCCTGTTGGTGATTGAACTTCCGCTCTAAATTTACAAACTTACTAAATTCTTTAATGAATGCTAATTCAACAACACCAACTGGACCATTTCTCTGTTTCGCTAAAATGATTTCCGTTATGTTTTTATTTTCTGTTTCACGGTCGTAATAATCTTCACGATATAAGAATGCGATCAAGTCCGCATCTTGCTCAATTTGACCATTCTCACGTAAATCTGATAGTAATGGGCGTTTATCCTGTCTGCTTTCAACAGCTCGGCTTAACTGTGATAATGCAACCACGCATACATTTAGCTCTCTTGCCATAAGTTTTAGCTTACGGCTAATCTCACCAATCTCTTGCATGCGATTTCCTTTGTGCTTTGGATCACCTACAATAAGCTGCAGGTAATCAATTGCGACTAGCACCTTTTTGTCTGGGTATTTGCGCTTTAATTTCCTAGTCTTTGCGTAAATCTCTTGCATCGTTACATTTGCTTTATCGTAAATTTCTAATGGCAAATCATTTATCAATCCCATTGCCTGACTAATTTTTTCCCAATCCTTTAAATTACATAACTTTTTAGGATTCTTTAATTTCGTAGCATCTATATTTCCAGTACTTGAAATCATTCTCTTAAGTAACTGTTCTTCTCCCATCTCTAGCGAAAAGACCCCTGTTGCTGTATGAGCGCTTGCTGCATGGAATGCAATGTTTAATACAAATGCTGTTTTCCCCATCGAAGGGCGGGCACCGATAATAATTAAATCACCTTCTTGCAATCCTGCGGTCATTCTGTTTAAGTCGTCATAACCAGTTGGTATACCGGTTAAATCCCCTACATCAATTTGCATGTTCTTATACAGATCAACTAGGGTTTCCTTTAGGTTAAATTCATCTGAATAACCCGTCTCCTCAATGGCGCTTAATTCATCAATCGATGTACTAATAGCGCTCATATCTCTTTCATGCTGAAGACGATTATATAAATTACCAGCAACCTCTTGAGCATGTCGCATCTTCCACGCTTCAATTACTAAACCTTCGTGATACGAAAAGTTTTTTGTTGTGGTAACAACTTCTGTCAAGTTTACAAAGAATCCAATTCCACCAATTTGGTTCATAAAGCTTTCATCGAATTTTCCCATGAGAGCGACAAGGTCTATTGGAACCTCAGCATCCTCTAACTCTCTCATCGCTTTAAAAATCACTTGGTGTGTTGGTAAAGAAAACTGTTTTGCCTTTAGCTGGCAATCTTTAATTAAATCGCCTTCTTGGATAATGCTACCTAAAACACTTTGTTCAGCTTCTGCGTTATGAATCATATCGTTACTCATTGACCCATCCACCCATTCTGTTGATTGAGTGCTGCAAGCTCTTTATCCGTTGGAATGTTTTTCTCCCATGATTGTTGCTGCTGTAATACATTTTGAGTTGCTTCTGATAAGCCTTTTTGTTGATAAGGAGCTTGCGTCGGTTGTTGCGCCTTTGCTAATCGTTGAGTACGAAATGCTTTATCAGCTACCTCCACATCTGCTATCGTTTTAAAACCTTTAAGATGCCAATCTCGTAAAATCGTATTTACGTAAGACATGTTTCTCGTGTTTTTCTCTAAAGCAATCTCCATAGCTTTTACAACTAGCTCTGCATTTAAATCATCTATCCAAGCGTGAATACCATCTGCGATAAAAGGTGTAATGAATCCGAAGTTCTGCTCGTAAAAAGAAATTGGATTAACCTCAACAACTTCTTCCGCGCCTGCGCGTTCTTCTTGTTGTTGTTCTTTTTCTTTTTCTTCTTCTTTTTCTTCTTCCTTGCTAGGGTCTTGGAAGCCCCTTATAAGCCCCTCCAAACGTGCTGATAAATACTCCTTAATTCTTGGAATCTTAAATTCTTGTTGCACTTCTAATTCCAAGCAAGTTTCATAGAAATCAACTAAAAAATCCTGGTCCTTCACAGATTGAATTTCTTTTAATACACACTTTTCAATGTTCACATTTTTAATCGGATTGAATTTTAACCAGTTGATTAAGAACAACTCTTTTGTTTTTTGGTTGTAATTAATTTTCCCGTACTCTGCAAAGCGTTCTAATAACTTCATAACAGTTTCGCGGTTGTACCCTGTATCAGTTTCAATAATACGAAGTGGAAGTTCATAGATTCCTGATTGAGACGTTTTACTGTTTGTCATCAAATATAAGTAGAAATACTTTTCCTCCGGTGTAAGATCTAAAACAAATGAATCCTGCCAAAATGAAACATGTACTGGTCTATAAACTGCCATATTATTCATCCTCCCGTTTACATATCGCAAATCCGTCCTCTACACGTAATAAGCGATAATTCTTGTATCCTGTTTTGAGATATTGTTTTACTAAATAAATTAGGTGTTGCTTTGATATTGCTTGTTGAAACACTTTAGGGTTCAGCAACACTCTATGTAATGATTTGTCTAAAAGCATGCAACACACTCCGTTGTTATACGAATGCTAATTTGATATAATTAATTCAAATATTTTTTCCAAATCTATTTATCTATCACTCTGCCAAGTGGTAGATTTTTTATTTTCTACGTGTTACTAAAGAGGCATTAACTCCTCTTGCTCTTAAATCTTTAATCACTACACGATAACTCATCGATGCCTCATGTTCTTCTTTTGTAACACGAAGCATTTTAAATTCTTTCATACATCGTTCCAGTTCTTCTTCCCAATGATTTGATTCTTCGGCTGATTTTGCATAAAACATGTTATGAATACATGCAACCATACAGTTATGAAGTTTATTTGCAAATGAAAAGTCTCCTGGAAGAACTAGATCATGAAGACGATCGTATTTATGTGTCATGAATTACATCTCCTTTCCATTTGAGTTGATGCTGTACGCATCGTTACAACCAGAAATGGGAATCATTTAAGGGGATGGGAGGAACAGTCCCTTTCTGGTCATAACGACAAGCACAGTGGCTTGTCCATGTAGTGAGCAACATGCTATAATAATTTTGTAGAATTTATTGCGAGCTACTGTTGTCTAGGCGGTAGCCTTTTCTTTTGCCCATTTATGTTTTAAAATTAATGATGCTTCGATAATTTTGATTCGAATCCCCACTAACTTCTTCTCTTGCTTTAACTCAACTGACTTTGAATCCTCACCAAGTATTTTCGCTATTTTAATTTCACCAGTTAGTTTTGCATCATAGCGAATTAGTTCCTTATATTCTCTTAAACTTGGTTTCTTATAATCTACTGTCATTTTTCTTCCTCCTTTACAGCACCTTTGTTAAAGTCATTAAGCCATCCACCGATTGAATAATAACGTTCTCCGCCATAGCCTTTCGCAACCAACTTCCTTGTATTTGTTCCATAATGCCAAAATGTACTTGCTCAAGAGCTTGTACTACACATTGAGTTGCTTGGATTGTATCGAAAATTTCTTTTGCATGAACTGCATATTCATGTTTCTTCTTTTCATCGAGTTGCCATGACCTTGTTGCAACTTGTAAGTTCATGATTTCCTTTGCTGCCGCAATCCCCTCTTCAGCTTGTTTGATATAGTTCATTAATTGCAGGTTCACATCTTGAGTTAATCGTGGATCTGTAGGCGGTAACCCAACACCATAAATATGTTTAATCGCTTGCTGGTTTAATTTCGCTCCAGTGGCATGACACCAATCCATTGCAAGCTCAAATTCTGGTTTAGAAAGTCCAGATTCAATACGAGTTAAGCGTTCATGTGTAATGCCAAGGTACTTAGATAGTCCTTTCTTCGTTTTCAGCTGAACATTATCACAACATTCTCTAGCATTCTGTAATAATTCCCCTATTGCTGAATTGCAGTATATGCTTGTTCCCATATCTGTTCGCCTCCATATTTAGTTTTCAAATTGTTACAATGGATTTAGTACATATGTAACTTGTCTATTTTTCATTTAAAAAGAGAGGAACTATTCCTCAATGTTTTCTTTCACTTGTATTTCTTTGATGATGGCCCAACCAGCCTTGTAATATGCTTGAAGGACTTTATCAATATCCTTTTGCGATTTTGGCTCAGGAGCCACAACATGGACTTTCGTTTTTCCAAATTCATAAGTCGCCGCATATTCTTCTTGTTGGCTCATGGTGTCACCTCTTGAAGTGCTTTTTATATGTTTATGCTGTTGCTCTATTGGTACTGCCATTTGAAATGTTGACATTTTTTCACCTTCTTTCGTTATGAAAATATACCTTTTATCTTTTATCTGTATCTTTACAACCCAAAACTTTGCAAACTGAATAGCGTGTAGGCAAAAAAATATCTTCTTTCTTCTTTCCATATAACTTTGCGATTTGATCAGCTCTGTCAGCACTTATTTGACGTTGTCCCTTTTCAATTTGGGATAAGTACCCACCTGATATACCTAGATTTCTTGCAGCTTCTTCAATACTAACCCCTAACTTTTTACGTATTTCCTTTGGCCCATTCACTTATTTATCACCACCTAAAACTTTGCAAAATGTGTCGTTAAACAAAATATACTACTCATAACGTGAAGTTGTCAACGCATTTTGCAAAGTTATTGCCAATTCGATTCAAATTTTGCACTTTGCAAAGTATAATTAAAATTAGAAGATGAATAGGAGGATTCCTATGATTGGAGAGAACTTACGAAAATTAAGAAAAACAAATAACCTAACAATGAAAGAATTAGGTCAAAAATTAAACCTTGCTGAGTCAACAATATCAGGTTATGAAAATGGAAATAGAAAACCTGATTATGACACATTAAATAAATTTGCTGACTTTTTTGAGGTTTCAACTGACTATCTTTTAGGTAGGAGCGTTCCTAAACACACACATAACGACGCAAATATTTATGATCCTTTAACCGATCCAGATTTAGATCTTTGGTTCAAAGACATCAAGGATGCTTCTCCAGAAAATAGAGAAGAACTAAAACAATTTTGGGAATTTATTAAGATTAAAGAAAAAAATAGAAAAATTGGGGATAAACAAAGTTAATTAACTAGGGTAAATAATAAATGGTTGTTTAGTGTAAAAATAATCAACTTATTTAAAATCCTATGTCTTATAAAAGACGATTAATTCACGCTTATCGCGTGTTTTTTTTTATTATTACTTGCTTCAATTTATATATTACATTTTTATATTCGTTTCATTAAATATTGGGGGCCGTATAATGACATATAATATTGTAAAAGATGTAATAAACGCTATTACAGTTGAGCAGTTCCGATCTTTTCTCCGCACGAACGAACTACCCGTATCAGGAAACAAACCAGAACTCGTTAATCGAATAATGAGTTCTGTTAACGGTACGTATGAACATGGCGATTTAAACATAGATATACTGGATGAGTTTGTTGCCAAAGAACTCGCTAATGGAAAACAACGACTTCTCTTTATCTCGTCGTTTCCTGAAACATCAATAGAGCTAATGACAGATATTGAATATGTTACAAAATGTCTCAAAACTAATGGATATCCAACTCGAAATTTTAATAATTTGAGAGATATATCTTTACCTGCTGAAGCTACACTTTCATACCTAAATATACAAAAATACGGAAACCAAGTTGCCAATATTTCAATGTGTTTCGCAAAAACCAATACCATTACAGGAATTTTCGATGATGAAGGTATCGAATTGCCTCCTAAAAACGAAACAGAGTATATTTGGATTGAAATTTTATCAAATGAAGCAAGAATAATTATAAAAACCAGTGCAAAAGGACAAATGACTTTTGGTACCCATCATGAAGCAAAAGAGCTTCATGAAGAAATAGAAACAATGGTTCGTACAATGTTCTCCTTAGCACCTAGTTCTATAAGTCATATCAAGCATGTGTTATATAATATGTTTAAAGACTTAACAGAAACAGCTGAAAAGCCTTATAGAAATAAGGTAGCTCCTTATAAAAACGAAATCGAGGATTTTTCTAAAGATTTAGCAGAAAAAATAGGATTAGAAAGTATTGCTGATCCCGTAAATTTACCTCATAGACTAACTAGATTACTTGAAAGAGCGCTAATTCAGCAAGACTTCGAAGGATATGAAAGATATTTTGAAGGAAAACGTGGAGTAGTGAATAGAATATACTATTCAGATGCTACTGGTGCAACAGTTAACGCTAGGTCTAGTGAGCGCGAAGAAGGTATTGCAGTTGCCGATATATATTTTGATACTAAAGAATCTATTGAAAGCAGAAAAATACTCGACAAAATATGGGTTAGCTGGTTTTATAAAAGTGAGCAAAATGATAATGTAAAAAAGATAGAAACTAAATTTGAGGTCCATAAAAATTATTTTATTCTTCATTTTTTATATGGATACTCCACAAAGGAGATACAAGATCATGTACTTTCCAACCTTAGACACTATGAAGAACTTAGAGATTGATAATTTTCTAATAAAAAAATTAGACACATGGCTTGGTACAAGAAGAAAAGCGACTCGCAAACATCTCAGTCCATTACAATTCTCTATAGATACTGATATAGATGAAGATACTTCTATTGAGTTATTTGCTGTCTGTACCGATAACGAAATAAAAGTCTTACGAGAAAAATATATCGTTACTTGTCCTAATTGCTGTGACAAAATAATCGATGTATATTACACTCCGGAAGAAATACCCGATATTATAAACTGCTACGAGTGTAATAGGAGCATAAGAGTAAGAGAAGAAATGATTACCATCTGGTTTGAGCTAATGCGAATCCCTAACCCTTCTCCGATTTCTAACGTTTCTAATCCAACTTCAAATATGACTTCGGGAAACGGAGGCGGCCTTAGTGCTGAGCGCCTTAGGCAAACTAAATCTCCCATGGCATTAAGGCTAACTACCAGCTTCAATGAAAGGTTTAGGCAAGGATGAATACAAATATCACATTAAAAGAATTAATTAAAATAGGAGTTTTTATAGCTCTTACTTGCTTTTTTCTCTTTATAAGCATTGATATGCTCATAAATTTTTCAAAAAGCGGAAAAGACTGGATCGGAGCCTTAGTCGGATTTCTAGGAAATATTATCGGAGGAATTATTGGTGGTATAGTTGCTTTTATAGTCGCATCTTATCAACTCAATCGGACATTAGATAATGAAAAAGAAAGACAAATTCAATTAACAAAATCTATGTTACGTTTAATTCGCGAAGAATTAAATGATAATATTTCCACAATTGAAAGTTCTATTCCTTACCAAGATGAGCACTTTAATCTTTTAAAAACACAATTATCTGATGATACTTGGAAAAGTACAATGACGAATCTAAATGTAAAAGATAATTTAATTATCAAACTTAATGTTTGTTACAGAAAGATAACACTCATTAGATCATTAGATGCCAGTGACCTCGATGATACTTTTCTTAGCGATTTAAAAGGACAATTTTCTGAAACAATCAGTCTAATTAGGAATGAGTTAAACGAAAATGAGTAATATTTCTCTAAAGCCCCCTTTATGGGCTTTTCTTTTCCAATAAAAAAGAACGTACGTTCTGAACTTATGGAGTGATATAACATGAATAAAGTATACCCTTACACCACAACAATAATCGAAGATTACATAGAAAAATTATATTATTCTTTATCCATCTTTGTTCCGGAACAAATTGATATGATAACTATCGCAAAAAAACTAAACATTTGGCTTCATTTCGCGCCATTTGGAAGCCGCGCCATTTGCAGAAATAACTTACCAAGTATCGTTATCGATAATCGAAACGCTCCCTATCAACAATGGGAAGACTTTGGTCATGAACTTTGTCATGTCTTATTCCATGTAGGAAACCAACTACACGTGCCAAAGTTATTTTTAGACTATCAAGAAGCCAAAGCAAACAACTTCATGCTACATTTTTGTATTCCAACGTTTATGTTAAATATACTAGACTTTCCTGAGACAAGAAGGGAATCGATACATCTCATCGCAAAATCGTTTAATGTTTCTTTTCAAACTGCCCAGAAACGCTTAGTACATTATGAAAATCAACTTCTAGCTAGCCATTTGCAACAATTTTTTCAAAAACATACTAATTTATAGAATAGCAATAATAGATTATAGTAATAGTTATTTAATAGCTGAGCACTTTTACATAACTTTTTATAATTTATGATTTTTATTTTTATATAATTAATACTAATAAAAAGGGGGAATAACTATGAAAACAGCAATCTACCTAAGAAAATCCCGTGCTGATCTCGAAGCCGAAGCGCGTGGTGAAGGCGAAACTTTAGCAAAGCATCGCTCTACCCTGTTGAAAATTGCCAAGGAAATGAACTTAAATATTTTAGCTGTCCGTGAGGAAATTGTTTCTGGTGAAAGCTTAGTAAAACGTCCTGAAATGTTAGCACTACTTGAAGAAATTGAAGACAACAAATATGATGCTGTTCTCTGTATGGATATGGACCGTTTAGGTCGTGGTGGTATGAAAGAGCAAGGAATCATTTTAGAGACGTTTAAACGCTCAAATACGAAGATTATGACACCTAGGAAGACTTATGACCTTAATGATGAGTGGGACGAAGAATACAGCGAATTTGAAGCGTTTATGGCACGTAAGGAGTTAAAGATTATTACACGCCGTATGCAACGCGGCCGTATCGCAAGTGTAGAGGCTGGAAATTATCTTGGCACACATGCACCCTTCGGATACGATATCCATCGTTTAAATAAGCGAGAGCGTACGCTAACGATTAATTCAGAAGAAGCTTCTGTTGTAAGGATGATATTTGATTGGTATGCAAATGAAGATATGGGTGCGAGTGCAATTAGGAACAAGTTAAATGACCTTGGCTACAAAAGTAAGTTAGGGAATGATTGGAATCCTTATAGCATCTTAGATATATTAAAGAACAATGTATACATCGGAAAAGTAACATGGCAAAAACGAAAAGAAATAAAACGTCCTGACGCTGTGAAGCGTAGTTGTGCAAGACAAGATAAATCGGATTGGATTATTGCTGATGGAAAACATGAGCCTATCATACCCGAAAGCTTGTTTGAGCAAGTGCAAGGAAAATTAAACTCAAGGTATCACATTCCATACAATACGAACGGGATAAAGAATCCATTGGCTGGTATTATTAAATGCGCTAAATGTGGTTACAGTATGGTCCAACGTTATCCCAAGAACCGAAAAGAAACTATGGATTGTAAACACCGTGGCTGTGAAAACAAATCAAGCTATACTGAATTAATCGAGAAGCGTTTACTCGAGGCTTTAAAAGAATGGTACATCAATTATAAAGCTGATTTTGAAAAACATAAGCAAGATGACAAATTAAAAGAAACACAAGTTATTCAAATGAATGAAGCTGCATTACGCAAGCTTGAAAAAGAATTAGTGGATGTCCAAAAACAAAAAAATAATTTACATGATTTATTAGAACGTGGCGTTTACACAGTCGATATGTTTTTAGAACGCTCGAATGTAGTTTCTGATCGTATTACTGAAATTACTTCCACGATGGAAAAATTAAAGAAAGAAATTAAAACAGAAATTAAGAAGGAAAAAGTGAAGAAAGATACAATTCCTCAAGTAGAGCATGTTCTTGATTTGTACTTTAAAACAGAGGATCCCAAAAAGAAAAACAGCCTCCTAAAGTCGGTTTTAGAAAAGGCTGTTTATAAGAAAGAAAAGTGGCAAAGGCTCGATGATTTCGAACTTGTGCTTTACCCTAAGCTCCCTCAAGATGGCGACATATAA